GGTGGCGGACAGAGAGGGATTTGAAAAATCAACTCTTGCTACGCAATAAACTCTATTTTAAAAATATTAGTCAGCTAAAATGTCAGCAAAAAAGATATTTTTTACACTTTTTCTGCTCTATTAATCCAGCCTCTTTCATATCTAGCCAAAGTCGGATTAGCTGAAATAATAGTCCGATAATAAGATATTTCTGCTCGGTCGTAGTCTTTATCAAAACTCGCTTCATTGTATGCATTTATTGCCGCTAGAGTATTAGCGCCTAAAATGCCGTCCATTGTAACGCCTACAACCTTTTGGGCTGCTTTAATGGCGTTTTTGCAACCAGCATTTACGCCAAATATAAACATTTCCACCTGCTTTTGGTAGCTATTTATCTCATCAAGCCTCATAGCGTCCCAATAGTTAGCCTTGTAAAATTTACCTACAAGCTCAACTAAGGTGTCATCATTAAAAAGAGCAACGCTAGCCTTTTCAAGATCGCCGTATGCGTTGATAGCTTCTCTAACTTGCCCCCAGCCTTGCCAGTTTGGGTGAGCAGCTTCATAAATACCCATAAAAGTTAAGCCTTTTTCATTTGGGTTTTTGTGTAGGGCGTTTTCAGGGCGACTAAATTCTAAACTCATTAAAAGATTAAAAGCTTGTGTGTAGTTCATTTTTCGTCTCCTATATCGTAGTCGCGAGGCGGTCTTGGCGTATAGTCATAGTTGTTGTCGCTGAAGTTGTCTATCTTTTTGTCTATTGCTTTGTCGATCACTGCACTAACCCAAGCTGTGCCTCTCCACGCAAAGAAGCCACCAACTGCGAGACTAAAACTGCCTTTTCCGGTAAAATAAAATGCCGTCTCGTAAGCTACCCAGCATATAAAAGTCGAGCTAATAGTGCCAACGAAAAAATTTATGATAGCCTTGCCGTCGCTTGCTATCTTGGCGTTGCCCCCTGCAATGCTTAACACACCGCCCACAAAGCCAACTATTATCACCCAAAAATAAAAGCCTAGCCTATCCATAAGATCATCCATCGCTAGCCTCTTAAAATTTATATGTAAAGATGAGCATTATTATCACAGACAAAACTATTTCAAACATAGCCATCTTATTTAGCCAAAATTTCTTAGTCTTTTTTATGATCGCTTCCATTTACACATCCTTTTAAAAGTTCTTCACACGTGAGAAAGTAGCCCATTAAATCTTTAGCACTTTGTAAATCGCTAGTGTTATACTTTGGCTTTGCTGGCATCTCTTTTATACACGCAATAGGCACATATACGTCTTGATATTGCGTTTTTACGATTACTTCAGGTTTTGAGCTACAACCGATTAAGAAAAACGCCACTATTAGGCTACTTATTGCTAGCTTCATTTAATAGTCTTTCGTAAAAATTTAGCTTTTCCTCGCAGGCGGCGTCTTTGATAGGCACTGCCACGCGCTCAACTTTTGTTATAACACGCTCTTTTATCTTGGCTTCGTCTTGTTTTGGCACACTTAGAGCTTTTAGGCTTGTGTTAGCTAGCTCGATCTTGGCGTTACATGTTTCCAAATTAGAAACAACTACGGCACTACTTGCCTCTTTTAGTGCTATCTTTTTGGTTAGCTCATCTATCTTATCGGCTGCATTGTTATTTAGCCAGTAAAGCACGCCAACTACAAAGCTCAAAAATAAGATAGCCCCTATATAGAATTTATCGCTCATTTCGCACTCTCTTAAATGGATTTACACACCAAACACTTTTAAGCACCTTCTTATCATCTGCTTCAAGATATGTGCTTTTGTTCTCTTCATTCATCCCACATATATCCATAAGCTTCCAGCCGAGATATATACGGCAATAAAACTTAGATTTGCCATATCTTATTTCTTTGTAATAACCAAATCGCTCACGTCCATCTTTAAGCCTGCAAGTCACTAGGCACTGAGTGCTTTTTGCTCCTTTGTTTTCTGTAGCTAGAATATCGCCTATGCTTTCTACACTGCTTGCGTCTATATCTTCAACTTTGACACCCAGATACTTCGCACTAAAGTTTCCTATGCGGTTACGATAGAGCCAACAAAGCCTAGCCCAATAAGTTTTATTTTTGCCGTTCGGGAAATGCTCGTTTTTCCAGCCATCATCTCCGTTTATGCCATAGTCATTTTCATCAAACCAAGCAGCCCACTTTGGTAAGCGTTCGCTTTTCTCATCACAAGCTAGTAGAGCGATAGGCACTATGAAAAAATGTGCTATCTCAAGTGGAAGCTCTGTAGCTACGTTTTTAAGAATTTGTAGTTTTTGCTTTTGGTTTAGCTTCATCTTTTACCTCTACTTTATAGTTAGGGCACTTAGGGCACTCGCTCCAAGTGCAGTTGCCGTCTTTATCAAACTTTGATGCACATACATTACATCTTTTTACCCTTGCCATATCTACTCCTTTTATTCTTGTTCGTCTTGCTCTTGTAACTTCTCACGCTCTGCTAAAAGGCTTTTATACTCATTTCTTAGATTTTCTAAAACTTTATCGTTGCCGATGATTAGAGCGTGTTTTATGTCATCCTCGCATTCTTTTATATCTGCTTCAAGCTGTGCTAGTTGCTCGGCACGCTCGTCAGTCTTTGGTTTAAGAAGTTTGCTTGCTTCTTCGTCGCTTATCGGCGTTAGTCCTAGCTCTTTTACCCTTTGGTTTATTATCTCTTTGCTTACGTTATCTTCGTATGCGAAAATTTCGTTATTTTGATTTTTGTATTTTTTCATTTTTCCCTCCTAACTAAGCTCCACCCAACTATAAAGAGCCCCATTTGACGTGACTTTATACCTTGTTTTTGGTGGTATCAGTACGGTTATGTTTGTATGAGTTGCCGCTGTTGTAATAGCCGTGTTTGATGATGTGAGAGTAGTGGGTCCGATAGTGACATTAAGCGTTATTTGCAAAATTGTATTGTTGTTCCATGCGTCGATATAAAGCATTATTGGTTTATCTGTTGTATTTTCATAAAAAACATTAAAGGCTCTTTGTGTTGTCACCACTTTAGTGGTTTGTTGCATTCCTATGACTTGATCAATCCTAGCAAATTTGCTATCGCTTTCTACTTTGGTATATGCGTCGATCTTTTTTAAAAATGTGGCATCACTCCACTTTCTTGTGGCAAGTACTACGTTATTATCGACTTTTAAAATGATGCTCTCGTTTGCATTTGCAATTTGAAGTTTAAAATTTAGCGTGATGTCTTTGCTTGACCCCTCATTTAAAAGAGGCTTATATGTATCTGCAAGGCGTGCCACCGCAAAGAGTGAGCCATCATCGCAGTATATGCCAGCCGTTTTTATATAAAATCCGCCAACTTCAGGCGGTATGATGGCATCGACATCTAGGATATTATTATCGTTTTCGTCTATCGTTACGGCGTTTATTGCGCCCCTATACTTCTCATTTGGTATTGATGCCGTCTGCTCGCTTAATTCCCCATCGTAGTCGCTTACTACGATCTCTTTTAGCGCTATCTTTGATCCATCGCTAGCGGTTTTTAGTAGCTTATTTATGCCGCTATTGGTTAAAAGTGTGTATTGTTTCATTTATCATCCTTTTATCTTGCAAAAATTTGTTTTGTGTTGATTGGTATGCTTATGATCTCGTTTATCTGTGTAGCTGCGCCAAATTTAAAATGTGCGTGTTCGTTTATGCTTGATACTACGTAAGGATATACGCTGACATTTTCACCGCTTATTGCGTAAGAGTAGGCTTTTACATCTGCTTTGATGCCTACTTTTATATTTGCGCCGTCATATACGCTACGCACGTTTTTATATGTTTTGATTAGCTTATCTGTCTTTGCTACTTGCTCTTTGCTTAGCCCTTTGCTTGCGTCCAAAATAAGCTTAAAATGATAAGGCTCTCCGCCGTATTCGATCCACTGCTTTGTGCTTGCGCCGCTATAATATGCCTTTAGTCCAGTTTCTAGGCTCTCACTTGTCCCCTCAAAAAAGTAGGTTTTTAGCGGTGCTTTTAGTAGCTCTTTTGTCTCCTCTATACTTAGGCTTTTAGGCTCGGTATCAAATTGATGAGCTAGATACGCTCTATTTAGCTCGGTTTGGTTATAAAAAAATCGCTCATCAAAGGCTAAGTATTCATCCATCTTTGAGCCAAAGACCTCATCGACCCTAAAAAGCACATCATTATAGGCTCTTAAATCAAGCATGATTAGCCTTATTTATTTGAAGTGAATTTAAAACAATAATGCTATCTCGGTCGGCTGCTGGGATTAGCGTTTTTACCTCAACGGATGCGGTATTTTCATCAAAAGCCACTTCAATGATCTGCGAGATGTGTGGCGTCTCGTTGATCTTTAGCGTGCTAAAAAACTCTTTTATTCTTAAGTCTGCATTTGCCAAAATTTCATTAAACATAAAATTTTGCTTTGGCGCGATCTCAATAACTAGATCAAGATTGATTTTATTTGCCTCTTTTATGCGTACATCATCGGTTAGTGGGATTTTATCTTTTAGCGCCTCTTTGATCTTTTCTTTAGCGATTTGCTCACCAAATTTGGATAAATAGACTACTTGCACGACACCAGCACTTAGCTGATATACATTTGCTTTGCTTATGCCCTCGACGCTTAATACATGAAAAAGATAAGCTTTTTCACTGCCAGCCGTGCTAAAGCGATGAAGTGCTAACAAAAACCTATCTCTCAGCTCGTCATCGCTCTCACGTGCCTTAAAGCCACTAAAAGGCTCTTTTGTGTTTATCTCGGTTATATAGATGTTTGGTATTTCAAGCGTTGTGGTTTCGTAAGGCTCTTTAAAATAGTCTGCCGCTTCGATCTCAACTATCGCCGTGTCACTTATGTATATATCTTTTAGCAGATATGCAAAATGCCCTTTGGTGTCTGTGAATTTAGTGCCTTTGCTTAGAAAAGTTGAGCTATTTACTTTTATTTCGACCTTTGCGATCGGTTTTATCTCTTCATTCCGCTTTATGCCGATTAGTTTTACAAGCTCATCGAGATACTCGTCATTGCTGAAAAGTAGGTAATTTTGAGAAATTTTGACGTTTGTAAGCTCGATAAAGTTGTTAAGTTTAAACAAAAATATATCAATAAGCGTCATATAATCATCCCCTATTAGTGGGGTATAGTCTAGCTTTCCGCTCCTTGTTTTAAACTCGTTTATGATGGCTTCTCGCTCTTTGTCTATATCTAGTGGCTTTATAAAATTTGGCACTTTCATATATTTAACCTTAGGCTCTTGCTAAGAGCTGATGCCTTTACTTCATAGATTAAATTTATATCAAGCTTGCCATTAACCACACCATTAAAATCTATACTTTTAAGCATTATGCGTGGCTCAAAAAGTTCTATTTGCTCTATTATTTCACTTTTTATTTCATTTAAAACAACAAGGTTAAAGGATTTGTCGATATATCTACTTAGCCCAAAATTAGGGCGTAAAGTCTTTGTCAGCTTCGAAGTTAAAAAAATACGTCTTATGTTCTCGTCTATGCTTATTTCATATCTCATAACTCCATTTTATTTTAAACAATACTCTATTTTTATGGCATACATTAAAATAATTCTAAGCTTGATTGCCAAGAGGTGTTTATCTCGTGAGTGATCTTTTTTATGATAAATTTAAAAGGCTCATCTTTTTCATCTACGCTAAGCAATAAAAATCCACCTGCAAAAAATGGCTCGCCTAATATCTTTAAATTTGCACTTTGCTCTTCATTTTGTTGATTTTGCAGTTTTGTGTTTGCTAGCATTAAAGCCCTGTCTTTGCTATCTTGCATAGATGTTATTTTTAACACTGGCTCTTTTTGCCCAACCCTTACTACTTCATCCATTCCGCTTTTTGTGTTATGCCATGTTACTTCACAACTATTATATTTTATGGTCTCTTTTTCTTCCCAACTAAAACTAATTGCGTTATTTGCATGATAGCTATATGTTATTCGGTTGCTTTGTTTATCTCTATCAAAGAATATTAAAGTGTTGTTTTTTATGCTAAAACTTAAATTTAAATCTTTTGCCATCTTATCTAAAAAGGCGACATCACTTTGATCGTGCTGCTCTAGCGTTACTATCTCATCGCTTCTTATAAAATCTATTTTGTAATTATAAGAGTTCTCGCGTGCAAGTTGCTTAATGATATTTGCATAGGTTGTGTTTAAAAATGTTCTATTTTTTTTGGTTTTAAAATCTTTTGTAAAATCAGCTGAAATAGCTTCTATCTCGATACTTCTTTTATACTCATACTTCAACGAAACTATGATGAAAGAGCCTAAGAAATTATCATTTACATAAATTTTTATCTCATCTTTTACTCTTGGTTTGGCATTGCTCCACACTAAATTTATATTTAATTTATCTGCTTCATCCCCCTCATTATCTTCTATTTTTATATTGTGCCATGTCATTAAATGCGTCTTATCAACACCGTTATAAAGGATTTTAACCTTTGGCTTTATAAAATTTATTCCCATAAATAACGCTCTTTTTTGATCTTAGGCTCAATATCAGGTAAATTTACAATATCCCCCGCAGATAGAAAAAACTTTGTCAATAAGTGCTCATTTTCTCTTAAAAAATTACTATAAGTGTCTTGATCTAATGAGCCATAATTTTTAAAACATATCATATCTAGCTTATCATTATCTTTTGCCATATATTTATTCATCTTTTTAGCTCCACATTTAATAATCCCACAGCTTTTTCTTGCAACTTCTCACTAAAACTCAATGCCAAAACATCAAGATTTGTCACTTTTTTAATATAAAAATAGTCTTTCCTTCTTAAATTGCCGCTGCCTATACTAAAGCCATTTACGCCCTTAGCCTTGCTAGAGATAAAGAATTTTCCGCCATGTCTATTTTTTTGTTCGCCATAGCCCTTGTTATATGGTCTTACAGCATTTTCTAACATAAAAGGCGTTATCTGCTTATTTGTTGCTGTTATTTTTATGTGTAAATTTGTGCTTCTTGCTCTATACTCTTTTAATCTTTTTTTGGTTAAATACTTCTCTTTTACAGCAACATTTTTTAAAATCAACTCTCTTTGCTCTTTTTTTATCTTTGTTAGAACCATATTTAACGCATTTGCTGTATCTTTTAAAATAGCATTTTTATCCATTTAAGATAACTCCACTTATATTTAGCGTTTTGGTGTAATACATCACGCCATTAAACTCACTTTTTATAAATGTATCTATACTTGTAACTACTTCGGTTATAAAAAAATCTTTGTTAAAACATAGATCAAAGCTTGATATTTTAACCACTCTTGCCTCTTTTACAAGCTCTTCAAAGCCGATAAAATCTATCAAATCAGGCAACAATATCTTAGCTTCGAAACTAAGCGTTTGCTCGTAGCCACCTATATGAGAATAAAAAGGTCTTGATATGGTTTGTGTTTTTTCTAAATTTACACTTAGAATTTTACTTAGACCACTTATGTTATTTGTTACTTTAAAGATATATTTATCTATGCTTATTATCATTAGTCGCTGTCCTTAAACCTATATGAGCTATTTTCCACTGCTTTTGCTACATTTTCAGGTGTTGCAGATGAATTTTGCATATAGACATTTACGGTCTTATTGTCATTTACCACCTGACTTTTTGTATTTTTACTATCTTTTAACTCTTTAACATCGC